TAAACTAGAAAAAGACTTATACTTTGGTGGTCATCCACTTAAAAGTGGTGGTAAAATCTATTGGCAAGTACAAAACTTACATGTATATGAGAGGCACTTTGACTTAGTAAAATGAAGAAATACGAAGAAGCTTTAGTGATTACAATGGAAGAATGCGGTGAACTCATTCAAGCATGTAGTAAAGTAATACGAACAAAGGGTGATACTAAATATATGCGTAATCTTCAAGATGAAATAGGCGATGTCATGACCATGATTGAAATATTAAAGATGAATGATTATGTAACTGATAAGCAAATTGAAGACCGTATGAAAGAAAAGAAAAAGAAATTAATGAAATGGAGTTTATTGTTTGAATAAATGGGATAAAAGATTTCTTGATATAGCTAAATCTGTATCAACTTGGAGTAAAGACCCAAGTAGAAAAATTGGAGCGATTGCAGTAAGAAATAGAAAAATGCTCTCAACAGGTTATAATGGATTTCCAAAAGGTATTGAAGATAGTCAAGAAAGATATGATAATAGAGAAGTAAAATACCAATATGTTGTACATGCTGAAATGAACTGTATATATAATGCAGCAGAAAATGGAATATCACTAAGAGATTCTACACTATACATTTATGGTTTACCAGTTTGTGGGAATTGTGCATTAGGTATTATACAAGCTGGAGTCACAAGAGTTGTTTCAGTATCAGAAGGAACACCTGATAGATGGATAGAAGCAATAGGAAAAACAAATGAAATATTTAAAGAAGCAGGAGTGGGATATGAGTTCACAGAAGTTTGACCCAAAAGAAATAGCAAATTCTACACGTATATATAAGAGTGCGACACCGAAATATACGATTGATTGGTATATTAAATGGATAGCATCCATATTTGTATTAGCAGGAATGTCAATACGAGGAGTAGATGGATTTCAATTTTATGATTTAGTATTCTCTATTCTAGGTGTATCTCTTTGGACAGTGGTTGCAGCTTTATGGAAAGATAGAGCTTTATTATTATTAAATGGAGTAGGAGTAATGTTTCTTATAAGAAACTTAATTCAATCAATATGAGATTAGATTATAAAGAAAAAGGCAAGATAGGTATTACATTTTCATGTTTTGATTTATTACATGCAGGTCATGTCACAATGTTAGAAGAAGCAAAAAGACATTGTGATTATCTTATTGTAGGACTGCAAACAGACCCAACCATCGACAGACCAGATAAAAACAAACCAATTCAATCGATTGTCGAAAGACAAATACAATTAGCAGGATTAAAATATGTAGACGAAATTGTGACATATCAATCTGAAGCTGATATCATTGACTTACTTCTTACATTACCAATTAGTGTAAGAGTTGTTGGCGAAGATTATAAAGGCAAAGACTTTACAGGTAAAGAGCTTTGTATACAACAGAAAATTAAAATCATATATAATAGTAGGAAACATAGTTTTAGTACTACAACTTTGAGGGAAAGATTAAATGAGAATAGCAATAACGGGAAGTGATGGTTATATAGGTCAACGCCTAGTAGAAAAATTAAAAGATACAGAACATGAATTACTTTTAATTGACATGAATGAAGACCATAGACATCCAGCGGGTGGTAATGAAGTTAAACATAGAGCTTCTAAAACTTATTGGAACATTCGAAATACTCCAATACATGGAGGATTGCCTTGGCATTGGATAATGTTTGATTGTGTAGTACATTTAGGAGGATTAGTTAAAGTAGGAGAGAGTGTTAAAAGACCGTGGGATTATTATGATACAAATGTAAATGGTACAAAGAAAGTGATTGAAGCTTTTCGCGATGCCAAGTTTATATTTGCTTCTACAGGTGCAGCATTTGACCCAACATCTCCGTATGCTAGGTCTAAAGTTGCAGCGGAAGATATTGTAAAAGAAATGTGTGATGAATATACTATCTTTCGTTTCTTCAATGTAGGAGGAGGAACACCCACAAATCCTGAAGGACTATATGCTGCAACAATGAATGCATGCGAATCAGGAACTTTTACAATTCATGGTAATGATTATAATACGAAAGATGGAACTTGTGTAAGAGATTATGTCCATGTAGATGATTTATGTGATGCTATTATAAATGCAATACATGAACCAGGAGCAAATTCTGATTATGAACCACTTGGTTCTGGTAAGTCTTATACTGTTTCTGAATATGTAAATACATTCTTAGAAGTCAATGGACCTAAATTTAAAGTAGAATATGGTCCAAGAAGAGAAGGAGACAATGAATCAAGTGAGGTACCATTTATGAGCAAGTTTATGAACCCTCAGAAAACACTAGAGGATATAGTTAAATTATGAAGATAGGAATATTATTAGGTAGAGGAGTAGAAGGAGTAGGCTTAACTAAAAATGTAGTTGAGTTTCAAAATCTATATCCAGATGTTGAAGTGTTTGCCACTATCGATAAGTTATGGCAAAGAATGGACTCAATGAAGTTTAACGTAAATTATTTTAGAGGTGCAGATTGGAATGAAGTATCTAAACCAGCTAAAAGATTTCCTGACCTCATGTCATGTACAGATGTAATTAAAAGATTAAATGAATTAGATGCGTGTATAGTATTCAGTGTACCATCTAAATCACACCCTGAAGAATGTGGTGAAAACTTCTTAAGAATGCTTGATGAAATTAAAGTCAGAAAGTCATTAGTACAAGTAGACCATAAAATACAATCAATTACACGTAACTATAAACTCAAAGAAATATGTGAAAAGGTAGATGTATTAATGTGCCACTATGTAGAGAATCCATTTGGACTATGGGTCAAAAAACAAGGTATCACTACACCACTTACAAATATGGGTGTAGGATTTAACTTTACTAAAGACCGTTGGAAGCCTATTGAAGAACAAGACCCTAGGTATATACGATGGGTTGGTCGTTCAGCAATGTGGAAAGGACCAGATGTATTAATAGATTTACACAATAAACATTATAGAGAAAAAGGTTTCATTACTGTGTTAGAAGGATTAGAAGCATCAATACAATGGCCGTTAGTTGTATATGAAGATGGATTTGACCAAAAGATTCGAAGAGATGTGGTAAACTATTTTAGACCTGAAAAAGGTATAGACGATAATGCAACTAAAGAACCACAATATGGAACTGAACAAGAAAATCAAGGTGCTTATCTTTATACACCATATACCTATGATGATATGATAGAACGTATGAGCTTAGGTGGATTTGGTAGTGACCTTATGTATTTTAAAGATAACATATATGGAGACAATGTTGAGTATTGTCATACTGATTCCTTTATGGCTGGCGTCATACCAATATTTCACAAACATTTTTGCGATAACGTAATTCACCGTACTCAGGGCAAACCTATAAGCGAGTGTGAGAATACAGGCACTATCGGTGTTGATTATAATAATCCACAAACAAGTCTTATAACTCAACTTTCAAAAGACAATGGTATGAGAGATGAGTGGAGACATATGATGTTTGATTTTTGGAAAGAACATTGTGATGCAAGTGTAGTATATAATGATATCGCGGATAAGACACTTAATTATAATGAAGTAACTGTATCAAGTTTGGAGGATTTCTTCGGATGAAATATGCAAGTATAGTACCACTTATTGGTGGTTCAACAATCGCAATGCAAAATGTATTTGGTAAAAGACCTGAATATATGTTGACATATGATGGGTTTCAAGCAAATGAAGAACACTTAATACATTATTATAATAATGAAGTGCCTTATATAAATTTATCAAATACGCCTAACCCAGTACTCGAATCAGTTGATGTTGTAAATACTGTATGTCCATGTGCTGGATTAAGTTCATTGTCAACCTCTGCAAGTTCAACCAATGAAGCAAATGATTGGATGATTACTTCTGCAGAATATGTATTAGATGAAATAAAGCCTAGAGTATTCTGGGGTGAGAATGCACCAAGACTTGCATCAAAGATGGGCGAACCTATAGTAGAAAAGTTAAAAAAAATAGGTAAGAGAAATGGTTACACTTTCTCCTTATTGCAAACAAAATCAATCCTTCATGGTTTGAGTCAAACAAGAGATAGGTCATTTTATTTCTTTTGGAAAGATGAACGTGTACCATTATTTGACTACATGCATGCACCGCCCGGTAATATCGCAGAAGATATACGCTCAGTAGAATATAATAAAGATGACCCTATGTCTATATTGACAAACGATAAAGTTCCATCAGAAAATCCATATTATCGTTATGTCCTAGAAGTAATACATGGTGGAATAACACATAAAGAATTTTCTGCTTCACTTGAAAAGACAGCAAACATAATGGATTATATCGAAGAACATACAACTTATAAAGAAGTTGAACCTTGGATGAGAGAACATGGATTTGAAAGAGAAGCAGATAGATGTTTAACTATGTATGAAAAGCTTAAAGCAGGTGGTAATATTATGAGAAAAAATGTTGAAGTACCATGCGATAAGATAGGTGCATTTGTTGGACACTTACCTACAATGTTAACACATCCGGATATCGATCGATATCTCACTGTCAGAGAAGCATTATATATAATGAGGATGCCAAATGACTTTGAATTATTAAACCCCAAAAGAACTATAAATCATATATGTCAAAACGTTCCAGTTAAAACTGCAGAGTTTGTATCAGAACAAGTTTTGAATTACCTTAATGGCAAATGTGATATGATTGAAACATCATTCCTTACTCAGGATAATCGAAAAAAAGCCGTTAAATATGAAAAAAGTAGTTTACAATTAGACCAATTTATGGTATAATATACATATTAAAATAAAAAACTAGGAGTGACTATATGCCAAGTATTGATTTAAGGCCAAGGCCAAATCGAAACAAACGAGATAAGCGACCACAAAGAGAAATGCCCTTTGATATTGCTTTAAGAAAATTTAAAAAGGCCTGTGAAAAAGCAGGTATTGTACAAGAAGTACGAAAAAGAGAGTTCTATGAAAAGCCTACAGCTAAAAGAAAAAGAAAAAAAGCTGAAGCCATTTCAAGAGCTCGCAAATTACAACGCATGAATGATGCATACAATAGGCCTATGAAAGGCAGGAGAAGATAATTATGTCTATAATGGATAAATTAAAAAAGAATAGTAAAATTAAAGATACTTCTATTCTTTCTAAGTCAGCGCTATTCGCTGAAAAAGATATTATTACAACTGATGTACCAATGGTTAACGTTGCATTGTCAGGCGATATCGATGGAGGACTTACATCAGGACTTACAGTTCTAGCAGGTCCATCAAAACATTTTAAAACTTCATTTGCTTTGCTGATGGGAGCAGCATATTTAAAGCAATACGAAGATGCAGTAATGCTCTTTTATGATTCAGAGTTTGGTTCACCACAATCTTATTTTGAATCATTTGGTATTGATACTTCAAGAGTATTACATACACCAATTACTGATGTCGAACAATTAAAGTTTGACTTAGTTGGCCAACTCGAAAATATAGATAGAGGCGATAAGGTCATCGTTGTTATTGATTCTATTGGTAACCTTGCTTCTAAGAAAGAGTTGGAAGATGCTCTTAACGAAAAGTCTGTAGCAGATATGTCAAGAGCTAAAGCATTAAAGGGATTATTCAGAATGGTCACTCCTTATCTTACTATGAAGAATATCCCTTTACTTGCTGTTAACCATACTTATCAAGAAATTGGATTATTTCCTAAAGCAGTTGTTTCAGGTGGTACAGGTATCTATTACTCAGCTGATAATATTTGGATTATTGGAAGACAACAGGATAAAAAAGGTACAGAGATTCAAGGGTATCACTTTGTAATCAATGTAGAAAAATCTAGATTTGTAAAAGAAAAATCTAAAGTGCCAATCTCAGTATCATGGGAAGGTGGTATCGAACAATATAGTGGTTTATTAACAGTTGCAATGGCAGGTGGATATGTAACAAAACCAAATGTTGGTTGGTATGCTGCTGTTGATACAAAGACTGGCGAAATACTAGAACCTAAAGTAAGAGAAAAAGATACTCTAAAGAAAAAGTTTTGGGAACCAATCTTTGCAAATTCAGACTTTAAAGAGTTTGTAAAAACGTATTACTCAATCGGTCATAGACCAATGATTGATATAGACCTAGACCTTGAAATAGAAGACTAATGTACAAAATAACTGATAAAGATTACTCAATTGTAGAAAATGATAACAGCGCATTTCAAGGTGTAAAGCTTAAAACTGGTACATGGAAAGATGTTATTGTAGTATATGGTCAAGTAGGTATCAAAGAAGATGAATCACTTGATATGGCTACATTAAGTTTTAACTATACAGTTCAAGACCCAGCTGACTTTAATGTAGATGAATTGAACCAAGACGAATCTTTTAAAAATTATCTTGGTTCAATACTACAATATATAATAACAGATAGTTTAGAAAATGGAGGACATATTGGAGAATCAACTACCAACACACATACTCAATCATCTCCTTAACAATGAGGAGTATTGTAGAAGAGTAGTACCTTATCTTAAACCAGATTATTTTGAAGGTACACATAAAACGGTATTCGATTTAATTGTACAATTTGTTGGTAAGCATAATAAACTACCAACATCTAAAATTCTAGACCTTGAGTTAAAAAAGATAAATGCACCAGAAGAAGTATTAAATAATGCTTCTCGACTTATTAATGAAATTGCTATTAAATCAGATATTGATACTGATTATCTATTAGATGAATCTGAAAAATGGTGTAAAGAAAGAGCAGTATATAATGCCATCATGGACTCAATACAAATTATTGATGGTAAAGATAAAGATAGAAGTGAAGGTGCTATACCTGAAATACTTTCAACTGCTTTAGGTGTTTCTTTCGATGAAGCAATAGGTCATGATTATATTGATAACTCAGATGAAAGGTTTGAATTTTATAATCGTAAAGAAGATAGAATACCATTCGATTTAGATTATTTTAATAAAATTACAAAAGGTGGTCTGCCTAATAAGACACTTAATATTGCCTTGGCCGGTACAGGTGTAGGTAAGTCATTATTTATGTGTCATTGTGCAGCAAGCGTTCTAAGTCAAGGAAAGAATGTTTTGTATGTGACAATGGAAATGGCAGAAGAAAGAATTGCAGAAAGAATCGATGCGAATCTGATGAACTTACCAATTGAATCTCTTGGGTCTTTACCTAAGAATGTATTTAATGATAAGATAAGTAAGATAGCAAAAGCATCTGTAGGTAAACTTATTGTAAAAGAATATCCTACTGGTTCTGCACATACGGGCCATTTTAGAGCTTTACTCAATGAATTAAGATTGAAAAAGAACTTTAGTCCCGATATGATATACATTGATTATTTAAATATTTGTGCCTCAAGTCGTATGCGTGGCATGGGTGGAAGTATAAATAGTTATACGTATATAAAAGCCATAGCCGAAGAACTTCGAGGCTTGGCAGTAGAATTCAATGTACCGATAGTATCGGCAACTCAGACTACAAGGTCTGGTTTCAGTAATACTGATGTTGGACTAGAGGATACATCTGAATCATTTGGTTTACCAGCAACGGCTGATTTAATGTTTGCTCTTATATCTACAGAGGAACTTGAAGAATTAGGCCAGATAATGGTAAAGCAATTGAAGAATCGTTATAACGATCCGACAAAATATCGCAGATTTGTGGTAGGAGTCGATCGTTCCCGCATGAAACTATATGATGTAGAGGAGTCGGCTCAATCAGACATTATGTCAGACATGGTGCCAGATAAGCCGATTAATAAGTTTGGTGAGCGTGAAAGTAATGACACGTTTGCTGACTTTAAAATATAAAGGAGAAATATATGAATATGTTAAATAACGCAAAAGCTTGGCTAATGGACCGATGGAGTGAAAGAACTTCATGGGACGGCGGTGTTATCGTCGCGGTATCATTATCATACCTGTTATTAGGTGGCTTAGTTGACTTAGTAGCATGGTTAGCCCTTGCTTATGGTATTTACACTTTTGTAAAAAAGGAAGTATAATAACCTTTAATTATGACAATTCGTGGGGGAGTATCATACTCCCCTTTTTTTTTTGGATAAAAAAAGTGGTACTTTTTTCATAAAAAGGGTGTACATTTACAAAAGACTATGGTATAATATACATATAAATTGATAAGGAGAATATAAATGTCACATCACATAAACGAACAAATCCTCGAAAGAATTGCAGAGGATGTAGAGCAAATGTCCACTAGTCAAATTCTAAGAGAATTAGATGGTGGAATGAAACCAGGTATTTGTGAATCCTGGGATATGAGAGTCGGAATGACCGATAGAAAATGGGCAGTAGAATCTTTAATAACTAAAAGATTCGAAGCAATGCCGGAGGGTCCACAATGAGTAACATATTATCACTAACACATATTGCTACAAATATACCTGTAGAAATTGAATTGGATTTAGTAGAACTAGCTTGGGCTAAAGATAAAAATCCAAAAACTATAAACGAGTCTTGGGATAAATTATGTGAATCAGTTAAAGTAAGAACTGGTCACAATATACCAGGCGAATTCTTTTTAGAAACTTTAGGCGGGAGGCCATTACATTAATATGAATAAACAAGGAATAAGAGGTAGTTATAGCTACGTAGGAACAGTACATACAGAATGCGCAGGCGATATGCTTGAATTACAAACAGTTCGAGATACTGTTAAAGCAATTAATACTTCAGCAAGAAATAAGTATAAAAATAGAAAGCAATATTTAGAATGGATAGGTTCTGATGTAGAGCCTGAAAGTCCTACACAATATTATGTTAAGTGCCAGGCAAGAGGTCCTAGGGCTAAATTTGCAAAAGCATTAGGAAAACATCCTAGAGCTTTTGACCAGTCATTACCTCTTAAATTTGCGGAAAAAATGGATGTCTATGTCTACGAAAGATAAAAAAATACACGCTTACACAGTAAGTTTTTTTGATAAACATATTAAAAAAATTGAATACACTTTTTCAGGTCTAAAAGAAGCAGTAATGTTTCAAGTTGGTATGAAGAAAAAAGGTTACGATACTAATCTTACAAGAGTTGAATTGTGATAGAGTGGATAATTTTCGGTATCTGTATCATTGGATGCGGATACCAATCATTTCAAATTGGCATAAAAGAAGGCTGTGAGAGAACAGTAAAAAAATTAGCTCAAGAAAAAATTATTACTTTTAAAGTAAATGGCGATATTGTTCCAAATAAGTTTTTTAAGCATTAAAAGTTTATAAATAGTATAAATTAATTTTTCTAGGAGTACTATGAAAAGATTTAAACAATTTATATATGAAGCCTCTTTAGCCGGTGCTACAACATTTCATAAAAGAAAAACAGGTGCATTTTATCAATATGTAGTTGCAAAACCTGATATAAAGTCTTACGTATTAGAAAAAGAAACAATGCCTCTATTAATAGATGGTACACCTTTTGGTAAGAAACTTAAAAAAGGAACATCTTTAGAAATAATAGAAAGAGATAAAGAAGAAGATGTAAAAGTAATAGGTCGGTCATTATATGCAGTTTGTAAAATAAAAGGCGAAGAGCAAACATTATTGATTGCGTTAAATGCTATATTAAAACCAACAGGAAAAAATGTTGAAGAGATGAAAGTCGATTTAACAAGTAAAAAGAATCCTAGTATATTTGAACCATTTAAAGGTGGACATGGCCATGAAGGAATGTTTACCGAAGCTTGGATAAAAAATTCTGGTGAAAATTGGCAATTTGAATATAAAAGAAAAATGTATAAAATAACTCGTCTATCAGCGCCAAGATGGAAAGGACAAGGTAATCCTAAAACTGATGTTACAGTAGTTTTAGACAAACCATTATTTGGTTCTAAATTTCTTAAATATAGTTTAAAAGCAGACAATGCAACATATTTTGAAAATTGGATGTTGCCGAGTAGATTTCAACAAATATTTGGAAGAGATTCTAAAAAAATATTAGAGCGTACTTTAGAAGAATTAAATAGAACAGGTAAAATTAAAGGAACAAAAACTAATACACATACAATTTGTCCATTTATTAAAAAACCAAAATATAATTCAGAAACAGTAAGTGCAAAACAAATGATTGAAGTTATAAGCGGTGAAGAAAAATTTAATAAAGGAGAAGGTGCAGCAAATGTATTTTTTGGTGGAAAGGTTGATGCAAATACTTCTATAGAAGAAATACTTAATAGAACATTTACTGCAAAAGACATGTCTAGAAAAATAAAAGCTGGACTAGATTTTAGAGGTTCATCAGACTTAAAAAATTCTTCTTGTTTTATTAAAGGAGAAAACAGTTGGTACGTCAATCCAAAAGGTTGGGGAGATATGGTTGACAAAAAATATACAATAAGCACATGAAATCACTAACTAATTACTTATCAGAAGCCGCAGGTAAGAATACTCATATGACACATATTGAGGACCTTATTATTGACGGCGGAGTTAAGGGGGCTCGCCAAGCAATCCTAGCGCTTAGGTCAATGAGGGATATGTTGAGCGGTAATGCAAAAGCACCAATAGACATTACTGTTAAATGGGACGGAGCCCCCGCCGTTTTTGCTGGTGAAGACCCAAGAGATGGTAAATTCTTTGTAGCAAAAAAAGGTATATTCAATCAAAATCCAAAAGTTTATAAAAGTCATGCTGATATTGATGCTGATACATCAGGTGATTTATCTAAAAAATTAAAACTAGCTTTTGATAACTTAAAAGGTCTTGGCATTAAAGATGTGATACAAGGAGATTTTATGTTTGATAAAAGCGATTTAAAGAAGGAGAAAATAAATGGAGTTGGACATATTACTTTCCATCCTAATACTATCCTTTATGCTGTACCACTTAATACACCCTTAGCAAAAGAAATACAAAAAGCAAAGATAGGTATTATTTGGCATACATCATATAGTGGTTCATCGTTTGAAAATATGACAGCATCTTTTGGTAAAGATATTGTAACTAAATTAAAGAAAACAAGTGATGTATGGATGGATGATGCCACATTAAAAGATGTAAGTGGAACTGCAACATTGACAAAAGCTGAATCATTATTACTAAGTAAAAAACTTTCAGATGCTGGTAAAATATTTCAAACTATTGCTTCTAAAACATTAAAAGAAATTGAATCAAATAAAGAATTAAATCTTGTAATTAATGTATATAATAATACAATGGTTAGAAAAGGTCAAAGAATTACAGATACATCTAAACATGCAAAAGGTTTAATACAATTCGTAACTGATAGATACGCAAAACAAATCGATAAACGTACATCACAAAAAGGTAAAGACATTCAAATACAAAAGAGAGATGAATTATTATCCTTTTTTAGTTCAAGTAATTTAAAAAACTTAAAAAATGTATTCGATTTACACAATTTAGTAACGGATAGCAAATTAATTATTATAAATAAACTAAACACTCTCAGTAAAATGGGAACGTTTGTAAAAACAAAATCCGGGTTTAAAGTTACCGGCGTAGAAGGCTTTGTAGCTATAGACCGAATGGAAGGTGGAGCTGTTAAGTTAGTTGATAGATTAGAATTCTCAACTAATAACTTCAGCAAAGATATTATAAAAGGCTGGGATAATCCAGGCTAAATGGGAACCGAGGATAAATGACAATTAAATCATTCAGTGATTATTTAACTGAAAACACAAAAGAAGTTGTATTCGTATTTGGGCGATTCAATCCGCCAACAATAGGACACGAAAAACTTTTTGATATGTTAAAAAAACAATCACGTGGTGGTTCATATAGAATCTATGCATCTCAATCAGTAGATGCAAAGAAGAATCCTCTTCAATTTAAAGACAAAATAAAATTTTTAAGAAAAATGTTTCCAAAACATGCACGAAGTGTAATGGCTGATAAGGGCATTCGTACAGTACTGGATATCGCAGTAAAATTGTATGACCAAGGCTTTACCAAAATAAGTATGGTTGCAGGTAGCGACCGTATAAGAGAGTTTGATATTCTCTTAAACAAATACAATGGTAAACAAGCTAAACATGGCTTTTACAATTTCGAAGGTGCAATTAATGTAGTAAGCGCAGGAGAAAGAGACCCAGATGTAGAAGGAGCAACTGGAATGTCAGCTTCTAAAATGCGCATGGCCGCTCAACAAAATGACTTAGCTGGTTTCGCGAAAGGGTTACCAGCTGGGTTTAATCCAAATGATTTGTTTAATGCTGTACGTAAGGGTATGGGATTAAAACAAGAAAGTACTTTTAGACAACACATTGATTTACCTGTTGTTTCTGAAGTAAGAGAAGAATATGTAAGTGGTAATCTTTTTCAAGAAGGTGATATTGTAAAAATAAAAGAAAGTTCTGACATTGGAGAAATTGTTGTTTGTGGAACGAACTATGTTATTGTTGAAACTGAAAATGGAAAGAAAAGACATTGGTTAGATGATGTTGCAATTGTTGAATATAACGAAATTGGAACTGATGAATATACTAAATACTTACTTAAAAATACACCGTTTTCAAAATTAGTAAAAGAAAGACAAGATAAAGATATTGGTAAAAGAAAAGGTTCGCAACCTGCATCATATCATACAGGCTTATCAAAATCTACAAAAGTAAAAAGAGATGCTCAATTTAAAAAGCAAGCTAAGATGGATGATGATAATCCAGCAGCATATAAACCTGCACCTGGAGATGCAACAACAAAAACAAAGCCATCTAAACATACAAAGAAATTTAAACAAATGTATGGTGAATGGGCAAAACATCTTACCTTTGAAGACTTCACAGTTGAAGCAAAAGGTACAGATGCAGCTTTAAAAAAGAAAGCTGATAAATCAGGTATGCCATTAGGTATATTGAAACAAGTTTTTAATAGAGGAGTTGCAGCATGGAGAACAGGGCATAGACCTGGAACAACTGCAGTTCAATGGGGATTAGCGAGAGTTAATTCATTTGTAACAAAATCAAAAGGAACATGGGGCAAAGCCGATAAAGATTTGGCTCAAAAAGTAAAGGGAAATTAAATGAAAAATTTTAGTGAATTAAGAGAACAATTATTAAAAGAAGCTGCAGGTACTATCACAGTACAAGTTAAAGGCTTTAAAGGAAATTTAAAAGCTTATGATAAAGATAGAATGAGTGATGGAGATTTCGATTTAGGTGGTCTATTAGGTATCGATAGAGATTCAGCTGACCCTGTAAAATACGGAAAAGATACAGTTTCATTTTCATTTCCTGATTTTAATTTAGATGATGCAAAAGAAATGTTTAAGGACGCTGTTAAAACAGCAAAAGAAATGAATAAACATTCAAAGTATACTGCGAGTATGTTTAAAAAATTACCAGATGAAGACCCATCTGATTGGCCAGGAAATGCTCCAATTGATGATTTTTACGTTGGAGCTCATTATGATAAAAAAGTTACAATAGGAAAACCGTTTGTTTATACGGTCAAATTTAAGTAGAGGGAATTATGAAATTTAAAGAATTAAGAAAAAAACTT